GTTCTAACGGATTACCAAAATCTATCACTTATTTACATAAGTTAATAGAAAGTAGAGATCCGAATAGTATTCGTTTTATTCTCACTTTGTTATCAATATCTCGTGCAATTCCAGGATGGGTTGAACCTTCATTGGAAACCATTGAACGGCCATCTAATCCTTCAAAACCATTAATAATGGAATTGGAAAATTATATGCCAATCTTTTTAAGAAATAATGCTTGGAAAAATACAATTCCACAGCACTTCTTTCCTAGAGAGAATTTAATGTTTTCTTCGAAAGCCGGCCCAAACGGATCAGCAACAAGAACGTCACTTTTTGACCTAGCCATTATGCCTACAGAATTAAGAAAAATTCTTTCGGAACTTAATGTTGGGGCAATGTTAACGGAATTTGAAAAATTATTAACTCCAAATCGAGTTAAATTCTATCATGCCGTTCAACAGAACTGGACTAAATATATTAATCTAACTAAGAAAGATAAAACTATCTCTCCAAGTTGGTTTGATAAATTCAGAAAAGATTCTATCAAAGGTGAAGTTAGAAAACTTAGTATTGTTCAAGATCCTGAAGCAAAATCACGAATAATCGCGATTTTTGACTTTTGGTCTCAAACATGGTTAAGACAGATTCATAGAATCCATTTTAACTTTTTACGAGGAATTCCAACTGATCGAACTTTCACTCAAGATCCAATTATTTTAGATAAACCAGAAGGTCATAAATATTATTCCTTTGATCTTAGTGCTGCTACCGACAGATTTCCAATCGATCTTCAAAGAAGAATGATTGAAAACATGTTTGATAAGAGCACATCAGAAAAATGGGAGAAAATATTAACTGCCTTTCCTTTCTATGTTCCATGGGAAGATCGCTACATAAAATATGCAGCTGGTCAACCAATGGGAGCATATAGTTCTTGGTCTACTTTTACTATAACTCATCATTTAGTTTTACAATATATTCACTTTCAACTTGATTTAGAAAAATTCTATTATCAAATTTTAGGAGATGATATTGTAATCTATCATGATAAGGTAGCAGAGGAATACCAAAGAATTATGAAAGAATTAGAAGTAGAAATTTCAATTCCGAAATCTAACATATCTTCAAATATGTATGAATTTGCGAAACGGATTTTTATTTCTGGTACTGAAGTAACTGGTATCCAATTAAGAGGTCTCATAGACAATTATAATAAATATCATTTGATTTATCAAATGATTTATGAAATTGTTTATGAAAGAAAGTATTACCCATTAGGGTTAATATCGATACCGGAGATGATCTATACTTTAATGAGAATCACTGGGATGAAAGAGAAACAAGCTCTTAATATAAAATCAAGAGTTTTACTTCTTCATTCATTTAATAAGTTCCTTCGAGGAGAGGTTACTCCCTTCATTGAACGAATTAAAGCTTTATATCCAAATTATGAAGGTCAACTTCAGTTTCCTGAAATTGAAATTAATAATTATGTATATCTAGCACTCGATGATACTCTTAGAAAAGTAAATGCTGAATATATCAATTATGCAAATGACCTAGTAACTAAGCCATCGCTTGTTGAACAAGCAGCAATAGGACTAGCTGATCAAGCAGATATATTTACGTCTCCCCTTTATTATCTTTCGCGCCATCCAATAATGGAGGCACTAAGAAATAACATCTTGGTTCAGAGTAGATCTAGAAAACTAGAATCAATCAGAGATGAAATTAAAGCAATTGCTTTACCTTCAACAGATGTTTTTGAGAAAAGAGCGAAAATTCGACTTTCATCAACATATGCAAAATTAGCGAAATTAACAATTTCAAAAATCGAGCAACATGTGATCAAAGAACGACTATCCTCCATGCCTGAAATGAACCTGGGAACACAAGTGTTGACACATATCAGATCTGAAATGAATTATCGAAATATCGATAAATCACACGGATTAATCCCTCCAGCACCGAAACCCAAAGTAGAGAAAATCTCATACGATGGTGTACCGATGTGGTAATGAATTTGAACTGACATGCCCGAGCCTGCCATAGGATAATCTCCTATGCCAAACGTAGAGCGGGCCAGTACCTAATTAGGTCTACCAAGTAGTCTTGCATTCATGCAGGACGGGATGGATAGACATCTTCCTTTC